CTTTATTAGTATAACATGTAATATATAATGCGGCGAATTTTGGGTCTATCATTATAGTCCATCTTCGTGCATCTGACGCAGGATAATCAGTGAATATTCTGTTCGCAATATAGCCGTTATCTCTTAATCGCTTTAAAAAATAACCACATGTTGTTACCTTGTTTTTCATTAATTCTTATAACTTGTACTTACGAAAGTAAGTTTACAGTCATCAATGCTAAGCTTTAATAACAACATTTTAAATTTACTATTAATATATATTTCTGCAGAATCGTAATTCAAGGTTGATATGAGACGAAACAATTCAACATCTAATATTAGCTCATAGCTTAACGGCTCTCCATGTAGTTTATCAGAGATGACTGTTGTATATGTGTCGGTGTTTTGTAGTTTTTTATCCCCTAATTCTACAAACACTCGGTCGTCTTCTGTAAATAGATAAGCCTTACTAGTTTCCGTAACAAACGGTAAAGCTTTGAGCATTGAATTATTACTTTCTTTAGTAAAAGTAAAATTAGTATCTAGCTCTAATGTATTAATTTTATCAAAATCAAACGGTGTATTTGTTTGCAGACTATCATCAAATAAATGATATTTAAATCTGTTACCTTTACCATTATTGTAATTAATACAATTGTTAGTAATGTTTAATTCTATACTCTCTTCATCTAAGCAAGAAAGTATTTTTATTAATTTATTAGTATCTGGAAGGCAGATAATATTGTCATTATTATCTTCCCACTCTACTTTACATTCTG